ACAGGTTATCAGAAGGTGGGGAGTTATACGGGGAATGGAAGTACAACAGGAACAGTTGTTACAACAGGATTTGAGCCAAGATTTGTAATGATTAAAAGAACAAGCAATGTTGCTGATTGGGTAATAGTGGATAGCGTACGAAGTCCAAGCAACATAAGAGACAAGTATTTAAGACCAAATACAAATGATGCAGAAGTTACTTCAGACAGATTAGATTTTTTAAGCAATGGTTTTCAATTAAGAACAACAGGTGCAAATGTTAACTTTAATGGAGATACATACATCTATTTAGCAATAGCATAAACAATGGAACAATTGAAGATATACGGATTCAACGCAATAGCATTAGCAATATCAATAACAGAGATTAATCCCTATCTTCAAACAATATCGCTATTATTGGCAATAGGGTACACAGTAATACAAATAAGTAAAAAGATAAAATGAATCTACCTAAAAACGGAGTAGCGAAAGAGATTAGACACTATGTAGGGAGTTTATTTATATTCCTATTTGTGATAGGTCTTATAGTAGCTTTAATTCAATTCCCTGTATTAGATACTAACAAGGAGGTTGTAATGATGTTAATAGGTACAATAAGTGCTTCTATTGGAATAACTGTAGCTACTATAACAGGTAGTAAGCCTGATGATATAAACGCTCTTAAACAGAGTCTAGAGAAGAAAGAACATCAAATAGAGATGTTAGTAGCAGCTAAAGATAATCTAGAGAGTATGGTAATTGACTTGCAGAAGCAAATGTTAGAGAACCAAGATAATATGATGGATAAAATTATATTAAAAGCTGCAATGGATTTTGATGATAAAAATAACCCACCTAAAAAGTAAATTATGAAAAAGTATTGGGATATAGCAAAAGAACAAGTAACGAATTACGTTATATCAAATTGGCGTAGTGATAGTATATTTGACAAAGGTAAACTGATATTTATTGGTGTGGCTTTGTTTTTTGTTTTATGGAAACTACTCTATAGTTTATTTGTATGAATATTAAGCACTTTTCCTTATCAGAGTTTGATTGTCCTTCTTTACCTAATTCAGGTAAAAATATGGATATCAACTTTCTTTATAAACTTGACCACGCAAGAGAACTTGCAGGTATATCCTTTAAAATCACAAGTGGTTATAGAACAAAAGAACACAATGCCGAAGTCGGTGGAGTACCAAATTCATCACACCTTATCGGAGTCGCAGCAGATATCGCAGTTGGTAGCGGAAAAGAAAGGTATATTATACTTAACGCACTTATCAAAGCAGGGTTCAAAAGACTTGGAGTTGCAAAAACCTTTATTCATTGTGACACAGATGAATCTAAACCAAACTCTGTTTGGACATACTAACACAGTAGGAAGTACATTATGGCTGAAATAAAGATTAAGTCTAACGGCTTACGAAACGAACTAAAAGAGATACGCAAAAGTATCGACAAACTAACGGATGCAATCATCCAACAAACCAACAAACGATATGAGAATATTAACCCTGATTCTTGTTGCAACGATGTTAAGTTGTGCAAGTGCGAGAAAGCAAAGGATAGCTGAATATAGACAACTAACTAAAGACATTTGTAAAGATAATCCAAACGAAATAAGATTAGCACAAAAGTTCTATATTACCTATGTCAACAACCAATAAAAAGAAATTTAAGGATACTAAAGTAGGTCAGTTCTTACTTAATAAGATACCTGATGTAGTCGGTGCTGTTGCAGGTGATACACTAGCAGGTAATGTTATACAGGCTATTATAGGTGGTTCTGAAATGAGCGATGCTGATAAAGAGGTTGCGTTAGAGAAGTTAAAACTGGAAAGAGCGGAAATAGATGGCACAACTAGACGCTGGGTAGCTGACGCTAGATCAGGATCATGGTTAGCTTCGAATGTTCGCCCATTAGTTTTGGTTTTTCTAACCGTTTCTTATGTGGTTGGGTGGTACATGGGATATCCTTTAGATTCAATCACAGGGTTATTATCGATTGTTATTGGAGGCTATTTTGGATCTAGAGGAGTTGAGAAGGTGTTTGGTAACAATAAACATAAGTAATGGCTAGAGGTAATACATTTGTCCATAGAGAGAAGAAAAAGGTAAAGAGACCTAACACCCATAGTAAATCTAAATCTAGCAGTCTAAAGTCCTCCAAAAATTATAAGAAAAAATATAGAGGGCAAGGAAGAAATTAACTATATTTGCATAAACATTGACTATTCACCATAATTCATTGTTTATTTTTGTTTTAATATTTGCATAGGGGGGATTAACATCCCCTCTTTTTTTGTCAGTTGTAATATAAATGTTATATTTGCCTGTATGAAAACAATTAATGATAAGCTGGTGGATATTCAGGGGAGACTGAAAGCACCTAAAAATCAGCGTAACAGCTTTGGTAATTATAACTATCGGAGCTGTGAGGACATCCTAGAGGCGGTAAAGCCATTACTTACGGAACACAATCTTACGGTAAATTTAACGGATGAGACCATTCAATTAGGGGATTTATATTTTGTACAAGCAACTGCTGTAATTTCAGATGGTGAGAAAACTATCCACGTTAAAGCACAAGCTGGTATAAACCCTAATAAGAAAGGTATGGATATCGCTCAATCCTTTGGAGCTTCTAGTAGTTACGCTAGAAAGTATGCTCTTAATGGGTTGTTCTTGATTGACGACACTAAAGATGCAGATGCAACTAATACCCATGATGCTCCAACAAAAATAGTTGAGGATAACAAGGCTTGGTTGCAGAAAGACTCTGTTCAGTTTAACAATGCTAAAAAAGCAATGCAAGAGGGCTTCTCCTTGACTGATATCAGAAAGAAGTATAAAGTAAGTAAAGAAGTAGCTAAATTATTAGAATCTTAATTATGAGTAAAGACAGAAAGTATGTCGGTAACGGCAAGAAAGTTGGAAACTACGATATGATTAACATCTCTATTAAAAAGAGCCAGTTAGAAGGTAATTGGTTTGAGTATAAGGGAGAGCACTATGTCAAGTTAACCGTAGGTAGTTTGAAAGAAACTGATCAGTATGGGAAAACCCATAGCGTATGGATTAACGATTACAAGCCAGATCCTGCAAAAGCTAAAGCTGACAGTAATGTTGAAGAGGTAGATTTACCATTCTAATTAACCTAAAGGGGGGTTCGCAAGTTCCCCCTTTTAATTTTATCATTATGAGTAAAAAGAAGAAAGTTAAATATGTTAATATAGATCTAAAGATGGAAGGACTTACGAATAACGAACTTATGGTTTACTCCCATATAAAATCATTGTGTAGAGGTGTGAAGCCTTATTGCTTTGCGAGTAGTAATTCATTATCAGAAACGCTTAATGTAAGCGAGAGAACTCTGTATAGAATTCTTAATGACTTGGAGAAGAAAAACTTAATTAAACGTGAGACTAAAGCATCTGGTCGAGGTCATGGTAAATTTAGAACTATTAGAGTCCTTACAACTGCCAAAACGGCAGATATATAATAGTAATATATTATATATAGTTATATATATGTATTATATATAGTACTATATGCTAAATAAAACTATATGTTAAATAAACTATATGTTAGATAAACTAAATGAATATGGTATAGTATTACCAGCCACTAACAAGAAAGAAGTCAAGGTAAAATGTCCTAACTGTGTTAAGATAGGAAAGACCCACTACAATGATAAATGTTTGGCTGTAAATATTGATAAGGGAGTATTTCTTTGTCATAAGTGTGGGTATAAAGGCAATTTAAAACCAAACAGAACAATGGAAGAACAAAAGATTTACAAGCTCCCAAATCCAAGTTTACTACAACCAATTAACAAGAAAGGTAAAGAGTTCTTAAATTCTAGAGGTATTACAGATGATGTAATACGAAACAATAGACTTCAAACTACAAGAAATGGAGATCTAATTGTATTTCCTTACTATCGAGATGGAGAAATAGTAAACTACAAAACAAGAGGTATAGATGGTAAATTCTTTACGCAATCTAAAGACGCAGAGCCAATTATATATAACTACGATGGTGTAGTTAACAAGACTCCAATAGTTATCTGTGAAGGTGAGATAGACTCTTTATCATGGGAGGTAGCTGGTGTCCACACCCACACATCTGTTAATATGGGAGCTCCCAATACAGCAGATAAAAACATATCAAAAAAGCTAGAATGTATTGATAACTGTTATAACGTATTTGAGTCAGCTAAATGTGTGTATATAGCCGTTGATAACGATGATAATGGTAGATATTTAGAAAAAGAACTAATTAGACGTATTGGGGTAGAGAAATGTAAATTAGTCGATTTTAGCCCTTTTAAGGATGCTAATGAGGTATTACTCCAAGAAGGTAAAGAAAGTCTCTTAAAACGGCTAGAAATGGCTGAAATGCCTAAAGTGGAGGGTATCTTTTCGCTAGATGATGTTAGGGAGGATCTTTTAGATGGTTTCCATAACGGTCAAGATATGGGGACAACTACCTATATCCCACAGGTAGATGCTGCTTGGACTTGGAGGAATGGTGAGGTTAATGTTTGGACAGGTTATCAGAATGAAGGTAAGAGTTTATTCTTGAATCAATTATGTGTTATAAAGGCTGCTAAAGACAATTACAAGTTTGCTATTTTCTCCCCAGAGAATATGCCGATGACTGACTTCTATAATGATTTAATAGAGATGTATATTGGAAAGTCTACTAATCCAAAGCACCCAAACCAGATGTCTATAGATGAATTTAAAAAGGGTATGGAATTTACTAAAAAACACTTTTACTTGATATACCCTAATAAGCATTTTTTACTAGACACTATATTTGATAGAGCAAAACACCTTGTTAGATCTAGAGGTATCAACAGTTTAATAATAGATCCTTATAACACAGTCCACCATAAGATAATGAACGGTGAGAGGGAGGATTTATATATATCACGTTTTATGGCGGAACTTAAAAGATTTGCGATAGATAACAATGTTTCTGTTCATCTAGTAGCCCACCAAGTTACTCCAAGACGTGATGATACTGGTAGATATCCAAAACCAGATGTTAACTATGTTAAGGGAGGGAGTGAATTTGCAAACAAGTGTGATAACCTGCTTTATGTTTGGAGACCTAATAGGGCGATTGACTTTTCAGATAAATCCGTTATCTTTGGTTCACAGAAGATTAAGAAGCAGAAATTAGTAGGGTATCCGCAGGATGTAAATAATATTGAATTCAACATAAAGGAACAGCGTTATTACTTTAATAACGTAACCCCTTTAAAGGAAATAGATGAAGAACGAACAAATAAGTTTATCACTCCCATTATTCATAACGAATCGGAGCAATAAAAGAAAATGGTTAACTTTAAACAATTATCGTAATTGGCACTATCAAGTTAGTAATGATATTAAACGTAGATTTAAAAGTGAAGTATTTGACGAATTGAATTTTACAATTAAGGGTAAGGTAAAGATAGAGTACTTTTACTTTGCTCCTGATAAAAGAACAAGAGACCTAATGAATGTAATATCGGTAATAGATAAGTTTTTCCAAGATGCTATGGTTGAGAGAGGCTGTATTGAATCTGATGATTTATCTACTGTTGTGGAGGTTAATTCTTGTTATATGGGGATTGATAAACAAGACCCTAGATTAGATGTAATGATAACTAAATTATAATATGTATTTACAATTTTTTCCCATTTATGGGTTTAGCGTAGGGTTCAATTATTGGAACTCTAATATGGATGATATAGAAACTGATGAGACAGAACATCTATTTCAATTACTGATAGGAATAGTAGGAATATCGTTTCACGTTTGGAGGTAAGGGTAATTGATATACTAGCTGAAAAGCATGATGACTGGATCAACATGGCTAAATCATTTGGAGTATCTCCAGAGGATGCTAATGAATTAGTTCAACAGATGTATATCAGGATAACAGATTATGTTGCAAACCCTAAAAAAATATTATACAACGATACAGAAGTAAATACTTATTACGTCTATGTAACGCTACGAAACTTATATTTATCTAAACATCATTCTGGTAAAAAGAATACTGTTTATTTGGAGGAGCAAAAGGATATAGATATTATGTTGCTCCCAGAAAGTGTGGAACAGCAGAAGAAAAACTTTGATAAGATATTCGATAAAATAGATCGTATAACTGAAGATTGGTATTGGTATGATAAGAAGATATTCAATATACATTTCTATAATCAAATGAGTATGAGAAAGATATCTAGGGAGACTAAAATAAGTTTAAGTTCAATTTTTAATACATTAAGTAATGGCAAGAAAAAGATCAGGGAAGGTGCAATTGAAGAATACAGGAAGTACCTTAAATCCAAATCAAAAGACTAGATCTACAGGTTTAGGGGATACGGTAGAGAAGGTATTCAAAGCTGTAGGAATAGATAAGGCTGTGAAGTTTATCGCTGGGGAGGACTGTGGGTGCTCGGAGAGACGTGAGATTCTCAACAAGGCTTTTCCTTATCAGAAACCAGAATGTTTGAATGAGAAGGAATATAACTTCCTATCAAAGTTCTTTGAGACTAGACATCCTCAAATAAAACCAAATGAGCAGGAGGCTCTACTAGATGTTTACAACAGGGTGTTTAAAGATAACGCAGAGATGACTTCTTGTGGGAGTTGTTTCTTGAATAATGTATATAAGAAGCTAGAGAGGGTTTATAAAGAGTACGATAATGAGCGATAGTTTAAAGAAATGGGTTGAGATGCAAAATGATAGATGGACAATGGATTCTACCTTTAACCATAAAAAGAAAGACCCAATCGTAGAAATGGTTATAAGTAAGATGCGAGAGCGTAGTGCTAAAGGAATAGAAAAGTATGGGACTACACTCCAAGATTCCCCTGATGGATTCTACAGGTGGATTCAACACGCTCAAGAGGAGGCTATGGATTTTATACTGTATTTAGAGAAGATTAAGAATCTAAACAAGTGATAGAGCTCCATATAGACCAGAATATAATCGAGTACTCAAGGAAACTGATTCGTAATAATAATTTCGGTAAGAGAGGTTTTTACGATGGTTCTCCAAGAAAGCAATTCATCGGAGTTGTATCGGAGAATGTAGTTAGAAAACATTTAGGTTTCCCTCCATTAATACCAAATGGATTTGATGGTGGCTACGATATTGAATGGAATGGCTACAAGGTAGATATAAAGTCTATGGAGAGAAGAGTAAATCCAAAACCATACTACGTTAATAATTTTGTAGATGTTCAACGGAATCATAAAGCAGATGCTTTTATGTTTTGTTCTGTGAATACTAGGACTAAAAATCTATGGGTATGTGGTTGGATTACTAAAGAAGAATTCATGGAGAAGGCTACTCTTTATAAAAAGGGAGAATACAGGACTAGAGCTGATGGTACTTCATTTGAACTTGATGCTGATAATTGGGAGATTCAGAATAATAGATTACATAGTATATAACAAATGAAAGAATCGGAGTTATTTAAAATGAAACACGACATTAAAATCACACAACAAGCTCTTGTCGTAGCTTTAGAAAAAATAAAAAGACTAGAGGATGCCACTTTTGAAACCAAAGAAGTACGAGACGAATAAAGACTTCACCAGAAGATGTATGGGGAATGCAAAGATGGGAGCTGAATACAAAGACAGAGACCAAAGATTTGCAGTTTGCCAAACCATCTGGAAAGAACAATTTACTCCAAAAAAGTAAATTTTATTTGTCAGTTCAAAAATTGTTATATCTTTGTTAAAAAGATAGACAATGAAGATATTCAAGTTAATCCTTTTCAAGCCCCAAAACCTTACTATCTTTCTAGGGATATTTATATTATTCGTAGTTGACTTTATCTTAAATGTTCTAGTAACACCGTTCGCTTTCTGTATAGAATATATAGAAAGGGCAATAAAGTTTATGTTAAATCAAATACAATAATTATGGGAAGAACAAAAGATTTATTAGAAGAGCTCAACCATGAAGATAATGCTGTTGAGTTTTATGCGAGACTTCGTTTACTGAAGGAATGCCAAGAGGACTTAATTGATCCTGAAGTATCTCCAGAGATGAAGAAGATAATCCTTAAAGCAATATTAGTTTGAATACAATCACAACACTTGATGGTAAGTTCTGGAACAAGCAAGAGCTATTAGATAATATGATGGATGATGATTTCTATTATGGATATCTTGGGAGTAATGTATTGTCTAGCTCTAGCTGTTCCAAACTACTAGATTCACCAAAGAAGTATCAAGACAGTTTAATGGAGAGATCAGGGGAGAATCAAGCCTTGAGAGATGGATGGTTATTCCATTGTAAGATACTAGAGCCTGAAAAATGGAAAGACTTACACTTTGTAGATGTTGCTAGTAAGAACAGTAAAGTTTACAAGGAAGCGTTATCTACCCATAGTAAGGTTTATACAATGAAAGAGAGGTGGAATGCTGAAGATTTATCGGAGGTAGTTCTAGGTAATTCAATGTGCGTTGATATGTTGAGAGGAGCTAGAACAGAAGTTCCTGCTGTAGGAGAAATATTTGATATACCATTCAGAGCAAAAGCTGATATTCTTGGAGGTGATTACATTGTGGATTTAAAGACCACATCAGGAGACCTCCAGAAGTTTAAGTGGAGTGCAGATAAGTGGAACTATGATATGCAGATGTATATCTATTGCACCTTGTTTGATATATCTTATAAGAATTTTACTTTTGTTGTAGTAGATAAGTTTAGTAAGGGTCTTGGTATATTTGAATGTAGTAAGGATTTTTATGAATCTGGTAAACATAAAACATTACAAGCAGTAAGAATCTATAGAGACTTCTTCATAGAGAAAAAGAAACCAGTAAAAGAATTTTATTTATACTATGTACTTTAGTAAGAAAGAATGTTATGATGACACCTACCTTTCGTTGTGTTTGGGATTACTCGGAGAGGAAGAGGTAGGTCATCTTCTTAATTACTACAGAGACATAGAACACTACGAATGCTGTAGTGGGATAGCACAAGCATATAAAGATTATAGAAAAAAAGATTATGAATTTGATAGAGGAGATAGCAGTTAACAAACAAACAAAGAAGATAGCAACAACGATAGTAAATAACTATTTTGGTTTATCGATAAACAGAAAAAATAGACAGCGTAGATATATATTGGCTAGATCTATATTTTACAAGCTATTGAGAGACAATACAAAAATGTCTTTTCAGGAGATAGCTAATACATTCAATAAGAACCATGCAACGGTTCTCCATTCAATAAAACAGTTGGAGGGGTATATGGAATATGACTCTTCATTGAGAATAGATTACATTACCATAAACCGTATGTTTTTAGATTCTGTAGATAAGATACTCACAGAGAAGTTTACTGATGCTGAAAATGATAACCCACAGTATATTGAGCTCCTTACTAGCTTCAATGAGCTTAAAAACAAGTATGATAACCTCAAGGAGATACACAATGTTTTAGTTGTAGACAGCGAAAAGATAAACGAGAAGTATAAGAAATTAAAAGAGTTTTCTGATGCTAGAGAAAAGTACTATAAGAGCAATGGATTTGTAATAGGATAATGGAAGAAAAGAAACCAAAGAAATTAGATGGGAGAAGGAACAATGGGGCTGTAAAGGGAGTCTACAGAGGTCAAGGTCGACCCAGAAAGATTCAAGAGAAGGAAACCAATGCACTCACTTTAAAGGCTCTTAAAAAGGCTTTTGGGAGCGAAGAGAAGGCTTGGGTGTTTATAGCCGAGAAAGCCTCTGAAGGGAACTTTAATTACGTTAAGATGCTATGGGAGTATCGGTATGGGAAACCTAAAGAACAGCAGGAACTCAATGTGAATACGAACGTGAATATTCCTGTTGTAGATTTCGGTAAGCCAAAAGTCGTAGATGTAGATCACAAAGAAATAAAAGATGGCGAGGGATAGATTTAGCAACCAGAGAAGGTCTAATTACTGTAGTGGGTATAAGTATGGTATAAATTATAGACCTGCTGGTGATAAGGGTAGGAGACCTTTAACAGAAGAAGCTGTTAAATGGTTGAGAGCTTTACTAAAAAGAACAACAAATCAAAAGGATAGGGACTTTATTATATCTATAGGCAAGAGAGGAAAGATGCCTACTCCAAGACAAAGAGAGGTGTTAATAAGGATAATGAAGTATGAGTAGAAAAGGAAAGCTGTCTAGATTAAGAAGGAGACGTAAATGGAGGACTAATTCAAAAGAGGAGCAAAAGAGAAACAAGGTGATAGAGGATATTTATAATAGTAAAAGATAATGGCGAATAGGAAAAAGATAATAGGTCAAGGAAAAGAAATGCCTTACGATTTTTGGAACTATAGAGTGAATCCAATATTAGGATATTATGTTAAACCAGAAGTAACCCCTAGAACATGGCAAACAAAATAGATTTAAACCCAAAGTACCAAGCCTTATTTAATACTGATAGCAGATACTTTGTTATCACAGGAGGTAGAGGTTCTGGGAAATCTTTTGCCGTTAATACATTTTTAGTTCTACTTACCTACGAAGAAAACACCAAAACACTATTCACTCGTTATACAATGAGTTCAGCCTCTATGAGTATTATCCCAGAATTTAGGGAGAAACTAGAGCTTATGGGAATAGAGAATCAGTTTGAAATAACCAAGACTGAAATAACCAATAAACTCAATGGGAGCTCCATATACTTTAGTGGGATAAAAACAGCATCTGGAGACCAAACTGCAAAGCTCAAGTCTATACAAGGAATAAACACCTTTGTATTGGACGAAGCAGAGGAGCTAATGGACGAACTGTCTTTCGATAAGATAGACTACTCTATCCGTAGTAAAACCTCTAAAAACCGCTGTATATTGATTCTGAACCCTACAACAAAAGAACATTGGATATACCAAAGGTTCTTCCAGAACAGATCTATACCTGATGGATTTAATGGGACTAGAGAGGGAGTAACCTATATCCATACAACTTATCAAGATAACATAGACCACCTTTCTAAATCCTTTGTGAATCAAATAGAGCGAATGAAGGAACGTAGACCAGAGAAGTACCACCATCAAATAATGGGAGGATGGCTACAACGAGCAGAGGGTGTTATATTCAAACATTGGCAGGTTGGTGAGTTCAATAGGGATATAGATTCAATATACGGTCTTGACTTTGGATTCTCCAATGATCCTACTGCACTTGTAGAAATCGCAGTTGACAAAGAAAGGAAAATTATTTGGTTAAAAGAACATTTATATAAAAAAGGTTTAGTTACCTCCCAGATATATGATTACTGTGTGAGGATTGCAGGTAGAAATTTAATAGTGTCGGATAATTCTGAACCTCGTCTTTTGTCCGAGATGAAGATGAAAACTCCCCCACTTAATATTACTCCAACAATAAAAGCAAAAGGATCTATTGTTACTGGTATATCGTTGATGCAAGATTACAATATAAATGTGGAAGGAGAAAATCTTATTAAAGAATTTAATAATTATGTTTGGGCAGTTAACGGTGTAAAGCCGATAGATTCCTATAATCACCTGATAGATGCAGCTCGTTACGGAATTCAATACTTACTTACTCGTTCAGTTCCTAGAGGGATGTATATAGTTAAATAATTTTTGTATATTAGTAAAGTCTTTATTAGACCTTTTTTCATTGATTTGGGGGAGCATCAGAAATGGTGCTCTTTTTTTTTATATAAATATTTGGCAGTTCTAAAAAAAGTATTTATATTTGAACAAATATTAAAACAATAATTATGGAACAAACAGAATTTGAAAAGGTACTTGAAATCTACAAAGACCTTTCGCTTAACCAGATGGAGCACCTGCTCAACCTTATGTGGAAGCATATTGAAATACCTCACTACCAAGATGGAGTTGTTAGATCCTTTGAAGTAGAAAGCGTATGTTTGAATGGAGCAATATTACAAATCAACACAGATGTATTTGCTAACCATTGTATAAACCTAAACAAGAACAACGATGAATAAAAGAGAGAAAGTTTACAACGCAATTAAATCAGCTAACGGTTTAATATTTAGTATTGAGTTTGTTAAAGCTGACCAAACTAAAAGAAAGATGATTTGCCGTAGTGGAGTTAAGAAACATCTTAATCCAAACGGTAAGAGAATAAAAACCTCCCATCCATTAGATATTGGGAAGATGAGAGTATTTGACCTAGAAAAGAATCAGTATAGATTCATTAACCTAGATAATGCTTATAGAATTACAATTAACGGTAAAAGCTACGAGATATGAAAATAGATGTAAGAGAAGGAGTTCAAATAGATATTAGGAGTGATAAGTCTATGTATATTACAATAGGTGAATACACATACTACATTGACGATTCAACTGGGGAGCAAGTTATGGACTATTGGAAAACTAATAGTCCTAATGAAGATGCTATAGATAGTAATATCCCACAAAACCCACACCAAGTATATGATGAATGGGTTAGCTGGGCAGACTTTTTAGGAACTGAAAACTAATAGTTAAAATGCAGGAACTAATTAAAATAAACGAAAACAGATACAAGACAAAGGGTCTGAATATTTACATTAGAAGAGATTATGATGATGGCCATAATGAAAAATTATGGAGAGTTGACTTTGACAATGAATCTAATGCTGCAATAGAAGATTTATTCGACTACGCAGGACAATACTTTGAGACTTTTACAGATGCTGAAATTGCACTACATGATCATTTACATTGGTGGTGGGATGAATACTATTCTGATATGGAAGATTATTATAATTTTAAAGAACTACTAAACAAGTAACTATGGTACATTTATCTGGAAAAATAAGGAACGTGAATCTAAAGGTATCCAGAGACGAACTCGACATACTACAAGATCTTATTGCTCAAAGGATGGGAGAAGATAAAAATTACAATATCTTTGATGAGGAGCTCTACGAACTGATGCGTTCAATAGAATCTCAAACGATGTAAATTCAATAGGGGTAGCAATTCAATACCCCTTTGTGAATTCAATACCCATAAATTCAATAGGGTACGAAGGGCTGCGAAGCCCTTTTTTCATTGGGGTTATGCTTATTTAGACTAAATATAAATTAACAAATTATCAACAAAATATTTTTTAGACTGGTCAAATTGTTTCATATTTGCAATGAGCAAAAAAGCTCAAACGCAAATATTAACTAATTCAAAACACAATGGAAAAAAAGATCATTACATTAATTGACAAGACAAGCAAGTATTTAACTTACTTATTTATTCCCTTTTTTATATGGGTATTTATTCAAATAATCTTAAAAGCTTAACCAATGGAAAAAGTACAAAAGATTATTAAAGAAATATCAGAAAAAAAGGAGCGACCAAAAACGCTCCTTTCAACTGGGATAAGCAACTACAAAACAGCTAAAAACAGCCTAAAAACTTTTATTTTATATTTAGCTCCCTATAATCAAAACAGCAAAAAGCATAATCTTTGCCCAATGGCTTCTAAAGGCTGTGCAGCTGCTTGTTTGTTTACTGCTGGGCGTGGGGTTATGGCTCCAGTAATTGCTGGGCGTGTTAAAAAAACAGAATATTTTTTAAGAGACAAAAAAGCATTTATAGAACAATTAGCAAAAGAAATTGAAACTAAATGCTTGACAGCTTATAAAAGAAACGAAAAAATAGCTTTTAGACTCAACGGCACATCAGACGTTGATTTTGTTTACTTGCTTAAAAAGTATGCTAATTTTGATATTAGCAACTATAAAGACGTGGCAGTATTTTATGACTATACAAAATTATTGTCTAAAATAAAAAGGTATAAAGATCATACAAACTACTTTTTAACTTTTTCTAGATCAGAAGATAATGAGTCCGCAGCTATTGCAGCTCTAAATGAGGGTGCAAATGTTGCCGCAGTTTTTAGAGACGAGCTCCCTAATTATTGGCGAGGTTATAAAGTAATTGACGGAGACAGCTCTGACTTAATGATGATATATAATAAAAACGTAGTACTTGGATTAAGGGCAAAAGGTGACGCAAAAACAGATAAAACAGGATTTGTAATTTAAAAATAATAACATGAGAAAATATACTTTCAAATTGTGGTACGTTTACAAAGAAAATTTGCAGTTTTTAGAATATACTAAATTTTGCAAGTACCCAAAAAAAACTAAACTTTATAGGGATCTTATCTACTTATTAGATAATGACAACAGGACAATAAGAGTAGACATAAATTAAAATATTTTAACATGAGCAAAAGTAAAATACAATTTCAACATAATATAAAAAAGGTAAAAGAGAAAAGAGAATTTAACCGCTGGTTAAAAGTAGAAGGGCAAAGCCTGAAAGAAAATTATATTACGTCTAATTTCGGAAAAGTTAATACATATTAAATAATTTATATTAATTCTAAATTGAAAATATAGCCCCTTTATTGGGGCTTTTTTTATTGCCTTATCTGGGCTAATTGCTTGATAATCATTATAAATGAGTTTAAATAGCTGGGGCGGTCTTTAGCCACACCCTCACAGACGCATTTTAAGCCCCTTTTAAGACCGTTTTAAGTTTATTTGGTATCTAACTATAACAGCGACAATTTAACGGCTTTAAATGGACTCTGACGGAAAGGATGGCGACCAAGCTAATTAACCTACACTCTCTACAAGTGGTCTTTAGAACTGCCAATGTGAATTCAATAGGGTTATTGTGTATCTTTACAATGTGAATCTAATAGGTATGTTTGACACGATGCAGTACGATGCTTTCCAATGGTGTATTGAGAACGGCATAAAGGTATATTGCCTCCCAAAGAAACAGAGTGATAAGCTATATGCTATCGAAGTTTATAACGATGGTAATATAACTACAAGCGAGAAGATCTATAAGAAGGATGAGGTAGATACTAAAATATGGGAGCTATATGTCTATATGTACTTGAGGTACAACACATAAGCTCTTTAGAACTGCTAAAATGGCACACATATAATATATAGTTTATTATTAGTAGTATAACTGTATATAGTAATATGAGTAACTATATGTAGAGTATAACTATATATATCTCTCTGCCGTTATGGCATCTGTAAACGAATAGATACAATAATTTAGAATGTAATTACTTTAAATATGAAGAAAATAGAATTAGAAGTGCCATCCTCTTTGGAGTCTATAACTTTAGGTCAATATCAACGATACTTAAAAGTTGCAGACCAGAATAAAGGTGAGGAGTACAATGATTTTCTGAATAAGAAGCTCGTTGAAATATTTTGTAATGTTGACCTTAATGAGGTGGAGCAAATACCCTTTGTAGAGTTCGAGAAGGTATTAGTTATTATACAAGAAGCCTTCGAGAAGAAATGGGGACTAACTAAAAGGTTTAAGCTCCTAGATGTTGATATGGGGTTTATACCAAAACTAGATGATATGAGTCTAGGAGAGTATGTTGATGTAGAGAGCTCCATTGGTGATTGGCAGGATATGCATAAAGCGATGGCTGTGCTGTTTAGACCTGTCAACTTTAGTCAGAAAGATAAATATACTATTGCTCCCTATAGTCCGAGTGAGGAAGTTAAGGAATTAATGAAGGAAATGCCATTGAATGTTGTGATGGGAGCTGTGGTTTTTTTTTACAATTTAGGGATCGAGTTATCGAGGGCTTCCCTGAACTTTTTGGAGATGGAGGCGAAACGAGCCAAGACCTCTCACCTCAAGGAGGCTTTGGAGCAAAATGGGGTTGGTATCAGTCAATTTATGGACTCGCTAAAGGAGACATCACAAAGTTTGACCAAGTTACAGAAGAACCCCTTTACAAGTGTTTAATGTATTTAGTATTTGAGAAGGAGAAAAACGAACTAGAAGCAAAGATGATTAAAAACTCTATGAAAAGATGAAAGAGTATTACGACTTAATAGACAATATCCACGAAACCCTTATAGCGGACAATTCTATCAATACTGTTACTTCAGGTGATATATTTGATGTGGATTTAGCAAAACAAACAATATTCCCATTAGCCCACCTAATAATATCTGATATTGAGTTTGGTCAAGGATTAATGACTTTCTCCATTAATGTTATTGTGATGGATATAGTTGATGAATATAAAGAAAGTAAACAAACTACAGATACCCCACAATATCTATCGGATAACAAGCAGGATGTACTAAACACCATGTTATCTGTTATAAATAGATTACAAGGATCTGTTCGTCAAGGTTCGCTAAACGATGAGGGTTACGAAATATCAGGATCTCCAACAGCTAGTCAGTTTGAAGATAGATTTGAGAATCTACTAACTGGATGGTCACTTACGATGAGCATTGAGATGAGAAACGACAATGTAAGTTTTGGAGACTGTGATTAACAAATTCAAAAATACTAAATCCTATCTAGACAACTTCTCACAGGAGGTTGCTAAACTATTGAGAATTGAAATTGGGAGGAATAGAAAGAGACGTTCTATGAATCCTAGAGGAAAGAATATAACAGCCCCTATTGATTCATCTGGGAGATTAAGAGAAAGCATATCTGTAGAAAGCAAAGAGGGAAATAATAATGCAATTTACAATATAGAAGCTCTGTCTTATGGTTTAGCTGTAGATAAAGGTAGAAAGCCTAATCAGAAACCCCCACCAGTAGATGAAATAGCTAATTGGATAAAAAGAAAACCTGTAAGGCTACGAGACGCTAAAGGTAGGATAGTATCTAGAGACGATAAGAAGATAATGAATTTAGCTGGTGTTATAGCTCGTTCTATTGGTTTCTATGGTACAGCACCCACTAACTTTATATCGGAGGCTCTAGAGGCTTCTATGGGGAAACTAGATGCTCTTGGAGGGGCGGTAGGGCAAGATGTGATGGAAAACGTAGAGGACATTTTGCTTAAAGCAGGTTACATTAAAAAGGGAGATAATTACGAAATAATAAAAAAATAATGTCTTTAGATAAACTTATACCACAAAAAATAAATGTAAGAAGTCCATTCTACATAACAGTAACAGATGAAGGTGCTCCAGATCTATCTGTTGACTGTCCTGTTGATGTTTCAGCTACACCTATAGACATACCAACTCCTACAAATGATGCAACTCCACAGCCAGAATATGTGCAACCTGACCAATTAACTGAATATGTATATTGTGGAGATACTGTAAATATAGGTGAAGATGTTGGTGTAAAAACATACGTTTTAGAAGTCGGAAAGGTAACAGGCAATGTAACCATAGATTATAGAGTTAACATACCTGTAACTATAGTTGCATTATGGAATGCTCCAATACCTGGATTACAAAACACAGGTTATGTAGGGAATAGTGATTTTGAACAAGATTTAATAGATGCAGGGATAGGCAATACTAGCAATTTAGCTAGTGGAGAACAGACAGGTACAATAACCATCAATAAAACCGCAGAAACCCCAGAAACAGTAGAAATTGTTGTGGGAGCTCCAATACCTACAGATGATTATTCTTTAACATTTAACTGTCCAGCAGCTCCTGCTATAGTGCCTGACCCAACGCCTCCAGTATCTCAAGTTTTAGCTGACCCTACCCACGAAAGACTTATAGAAAATATACCTGCATTTGGTATTGGGAGAAAGCTACAAGGAACAAGTGTTAAGTTGGAAGTAAATGGAACTTTGGTTAGTTCTGATTTGGCTGATGGAAGAGTACACTTTTTTTCAGATTATAATGCCACAACAGAATTAGGTATGAGTGATGGGGAAACTGAAATGAGTAATCAAATAGGTTTAGGAGAATATACTGATGCTGTAAGATATGATAAATCAACTTATTTTAGAGATGGAATAAATGAAATAGTATTAACAATAGATCCAAAAGGATCTTCTAATGGAGGAGTTTATAAATTTAAATTCTTTAGAACTGGATTATTCTATGCTAATTCACAATGGAATTATGCACAACCAAGATCTTCAGTACAAATAAGTAATGAAATAGGATTCTTCCCAACAGGAGTAAATAATGTCAATTTCTATAAATATGAAATACAAGAAAATTATTCTCCAAGAGATAGAAGAAAAAAACCTCCATTTCAAATTAAATTTTATTATCAAACAGATACAGTTGAAGGTTTAGTAATACCTAGTCAATATTCAGGATTATCATTATCTAATCCACCTGCTAATGTAAGGGGAGGTAGTTTTAACCATGAATTTGATGCAGGTAATTACTATCAAGTATATGCAGAAGGTAATGTGTATAGATGGAATTTATACCCATACGGAACTCAAAGCCAGAAAAAATAATCAAATATGAGTACATTAAAGTCAGCACAAATAAATATATATATATATGATTCTGGTAATCCGCCAACAACCCCACAATACTCTGTATCTAAAAACGTATTATCAGGAGAATCCTCTATAAACTTTGAGATATCTGAACTAATAAAAGATTATGTTGAAATAGATTTTAGAGGTGATTATGGAAATGCTACAATATCAAAACTTGTAGATGTACAAGTAGTTAGAACATTTACTGAAACCTGCGGTAACGGAACAGAAGTAACCCACACAGAGGCAGGTAATAGATTAAAATATATAGCATTTAGAGGATATGGGGAAACAGAGGATAAGAACTTATATGAAAATTCTCCATATTATGATAAAAATATCAATCCTACATTATCTAAAGATATGTTGATTAGTAACTCTAAAATATTCCATTTAAAAGATGAACCTCTACGAATACCCTTTTATAATGCAAACGATGGAGTTCATAAAATACAATATAAAAAAGATGTTACAACTGTTAAATCAGTTATACTTGGAGGTAATACAGAAAGAATAACAGTAGATAGAGATGATATAAAATCTGATGTAGATACAGGGGCTAAATCTCAAATATACACAGCTGATATGACCCATGTAAGAAATAATAGTTCAGTTGATACTAATAGAGAAGAACTTGAATATGAAGAAGTAAATACTGTAAATTTTGTAACCCATAAAGGATTTGAAGTTTCATATCCAATAGAGCTTATAGAAGAATGTAAGCATCGCCCATACAAAATAACATTTATAAATAAATTTGGTGCACTACAAGATTTATGGTTCTTTAAAAAACGTACAGATGAATTTTCTGTAGAAAGAGAAGATTATAATAAAACAATACTTACAACTTCATCTAGCGGAGTTGATTTTAGTAGGTTTGCCCACACTAATTCACTTTTAAATGTAGAAAATACAGAAACATTAACACTTAATACAGGTTTTGTAAGTGAAGATCATAATGAAGTTATAAAACAACTTATGGTTACAGAATATTGCTGGATACTAGAAAATAATGCTATAGGAGAAGAACCAGTTCCTGTTAAACCTATTACATCATCGTTTGTGATAAAATCTGAAGTAAATGATAAATTATTAAACTTTGAAGTAGAATTTGAATATGCTAACAGTTATATACAAAATGTTAGGTAATGCAGAACAAAGTACAGCTATATATAAAAAATGATAGTGGAAACTATGATAGAGTTGATTTATACTCAAATGAGTCAATAGAACTTACTTCTAAAATACAAGATTTAAGAGATATAGGTAAAATATTTACTGACTTCTCTCAATCGTTTAATGTCCCAGCTTCCGATAATAACAATAAAATATTCAAGCATTTCTATAACTTCAATATAACAGGTGGAGCATTTGACTCTAGAAAGAAAAGAGAGGCTATTATCGAAATAAATCATTTAAGATTTAAAGAGGGTAAAATACAAATAAACCACGTTAAACTAAAAGACAATAAACCTAATCTGTATAATATTATATTTTATGGTAAAACAGTTTCTATAAAAGATTTAATTGGAGATGATGAATTAAAAGATCTTACTTATCTAAAAAACTATAACCATGAATATACAAACACTAATGTTAAAGATGGTTTTCAAAATGGTCTTGATTTTACCGTTGATGGAGTATCTCAATCTGATGCGATTATATACCCACTTATAACATCAAAGAAAAGATTGTTTTATAATTCAGATAGTATAAATGTAAATAATGATTTTAGTGGTAATCTATATTATAGTGGGGATACTGCTTCCACACCCCATAACTTCGGCAGGGGATTAGAATTTACTGATTTAAAACCTGCTATCAAAGCAATCCATATAATAGAGGCTATAGAAAATCAATACCCTGCGATTACATTTACTAGAGACTTTTTTAATTCATCTACATTTAGTAATTTATATTTTTGGGTTAATAGTAAAAAAGGTGAATTTGATGATAGAGACGATGATGAAGGATATCTATTCACAACAAAATTATCTGGGTTTACCTCATCAAATCCTAATCTACTAATAAACGCTGGAGCTTCTCCAATAACAGGAACTACTTTAGAATTAAACACAATAGCAAATTCATATACATTTGATATATCGTTTGACGTTTCTGATACATCCGTTAAGTACAATATTATAACTAGAGATATTGTTAGCGGAGAAGAAACTGTAGTATCTAAAGTAGGTAATGCTTCTAGTGAGAGAATATTATTAGCTCCTATAGATAGTATTACTACTAATATAGAAATAGAAATAAAGTCAGAAACAGCTTTAACATTATCTAATATATCATTAGCGACAACTTCTACAAGTTTAGCTTTTTTTGGAGGCTCTACCATAACAAATTCAACCTATACTATTTCTACATCTCCTCAAACTTCATTTGAATTATTGATGGATCAAAGATTCCCTTCAATGAAAGTTATAGATTTCTTGACTGGGATATTTAAGTTATTTAATCTTACAGCTTATTATATAGAAGATCCCACTAATAGTGATTATGAGAAAATATATGTGGATACTCTAGACAACTTTTATAGTAATGCAGTAAACAATCAACTCACTCAAACAATAACATTAGACAAGTATGTTGATATAAAAGAACACGAAGTTGAATCGACATTACCCTTTACTGATATAGACTTCAGATTTGAAGAGACCAACACAGTCTTGATGAAAAACCATGAGAATCAGTTTGGGGAAATATTTGGTAACGGTGAATTCAATGTTAGGAGAAACTTCCCAGATATTATCGATAGAGGAACTAAATATGAGGTAAAAGCACCTTTCTCCCATTTCAAATATGAGAGAATATTAGATACAGGGGCAGCAGGTACAATAACAGATATTCAATGGGGGTATTGTGCTGGGGGTGAATTCAATTCAGATTCAGATGTAGATCCTCCGACAGCAGACTACGATACTCTCTTGGTAAAACCATTATTATTTTATGGAATAAGAGAAACATCTATTTCTACTGGGATAGCTTGGATAAACAACTCCACAGATGTAGAATCTATAACAAATTATTATAGACCTTCTAATGGGAGTGATGAAGGTGATGCTTCTACACCTCCAACAGTACAACTACATTTTGATAATGAAATAGATGAATGGAATAGAATAAATTACCATATATCAAGTAATTCATTATACAACAAGTTCTATAAATCTTATGTAGAGGGAGTGTTCAATGCTGCTAGAAGGATGTTTAAGATAACAGCTTACCTACCTCCAAATATTCTAGTTAATTATAAATTAAACCATCAGATTAAGATACAAGACAAGATGTTTAGGATTAATTCAATAACAACTAATCTTGTAACAGGTAAATCAGAGATTGAATTGTATAACATATTTTCTGACGATATAGTATGATAAAGCAAATATTAGAATTATTGAATTCATCTGAATGGTATGGGGTATCTGAAAATATTGATATTGCCAAAGGAAAGTATAAAGCTTGTGCTGATATGGAGGATGTAAAAAAACAATTAAAGAGAGTGTATTATGGCAGACAGTAAAAAGGTAATTATATCCATAGAGGTAAAAGGAAAGGGAGCATCCTCTGAATTAGACAAAACAAAAAAATCTGCTGATAGGTTAGCTACTGCTACTAAAAAACTAAAAGATCTACAGTCTCAAGAAGCTATTGAACTTGCTAAAGTCAATCAGCAAATAAGAATACAGAAAGAGGTTAATGATGCAGCAGCTAAATCTTCTCTTGGATTAGCTAGTGCATCTACTAAATCCGCAATGGCTGCTGGAGCTATGAAAACTAATACTGGGCTGAATAATGCAATTATAGCAGAATCGGCTCGTTTAGCTTCAGATGCTAGTTATGGGTTTACAGCTATAGCAAACAACTTGGGTCAATTAGTAAGTTTATTTTCCGCTTCAGCGAATGCTGCTGGAGGTCTAGCTTCATCGATAAAGGCTTTATTTACCGCTCAATCATTATTCTTGATCGGTATTCAATTATTGATTACCTATGGGAGTGATATTATAAACTTCTTTAAAGGTAATCAAAAAGCAGTAGAGGACTTTGAAAAATCACTAGAGAATTTAGAAGAAACTGTACAGAGTCAACGTAGAGAACTTCTTGGATATATTGAGGTATTGAAAGATAACAATATATCAGAAAAACAAAGACTCAATGCTTTAAAGGAATTAGAAGCTGCTTCTCCTAATATTGTTGATACTTATAATAAACAAAAAACATCTTTAGAGGATTTAACTAAACAAGTAGAAGAGTATATACGTCAACAAAGATTAAGAGGTGAGCTAGATGCTCTACTAGAGGCAAATCAAGAAATATTTGCCGAGAGAGAAAAAATAAGAGCAACACAAAAAAAGTTAGATGCTGCTCAAGAAGCTGGGGATGTAGAGAAGTTAAAGAAAATATATGAAGAAAACGCTTCGTTCTTTCAGAAATTTTTAGATATATCAAATGAATCATATGAAGCCTCTGGAGGTCTTGGTTTATTTGGTAGGTTTTTTGCTGGTGATGAAAAAATCAACTTCGCTGAATTATTTAGAAAACAATCTCAAGATACTGTAGATTCATATGATACAGCACTTAAAAGAATTGTAGAAATAGAAAAACAACTTACTGCTGAACCTGATGAATCAAATGGTGGTAGAGGAGGAAGAGGTCGAGTAGCTAGATTCGGCGAATTTAGACAAGCTCTATTCAATCTAGACAAAGATATAGAAAAGATTGAGCAAGACTCATTAAATAGATTTTTACAAACAGAACAAGCTAAACTCGCTCAAGAAGAGGCTAATCAAAAAAATATATATAGAGTAAGATTCAATGTGTTTAAAGATACACAAGAATTGAGACAACAAGAATTTATAGAACAGCAACAAAGAAGATTAGATAATTTCCTTGAAACAGAAAAAGATGAAAAGAAAAGAGCAATAGCTATAGAAGCATTTAACAATGCGGTACTAGATTCAAAAAAAGAACTAAATGAATCTATAATAAATGGTGAAATAGAACTAAATCAAGTATTAGAGGCAATTACTGAAAACTTTAATGATAGAAGGGTTATTCTTGATGAGGAGTTAGCTAAAAGAATATTACAAACAGCTTATCAAACAGAATTAGCTCAAGCTAAAGCAGCAGACGCACAATCAGGTATTTTAGATATATTTCAAAGTAAAGCTGAAGAGGTTAATATTAGACAATTAACATCACAAGTAGAATTACAAAAAGGTATAGTTAACGTATATAAAGAAGGTACTGTAGAAAGAGCAAATGCAGAACTTGAATTAGCTGAATTACAAGAAGAGTTAGCAGATGCTGAAATAGCTCGTCAAAAAAGAAGGTTTAATGAAATAAAAGAGATTTACACGCAAGGTGTGGCTGTAATTAAGGGAATATCTGATACTAGAAAAAATATAGAGATAAATAATGCTAGAGCTGAATTAGAGGCTAGGATAGCTGCTGGTGAAGATGAAATTAAAGCTAAAGAGAGATTTGATGAGCAAGTAGAAGAGGCTAATAAAAAGGCTTGGAAAATAGAACAAGGTTTGAAAATTAGTAAAGTTATCATGGATACCATTCAAGCAGGTTGGTTATCTTATGGATCTCAATTAGTAATTGGAGACCCCTCTTCACCTGTAAGAGCTCAAATTGCTCAAGCCTTAACTTTAGCAAGTGGAGCTGCACAAATAGCAGCTATAGCTAGTACTAAATACGATAGTAAGAGTTTAAAAGGATCTTCTGCTCCATCTTCAAGAGGTAGAGATGTGAATGTTGAAGCTCCTGACTTTAATGTTGTAGGAGCATCTCCACAATCACAGTTAGCTGCTTCCGTAGCACAACAACAAACACAGCCTTTAAGGGCTTTTGTAGTAGGGAAAGATATAACGAACCAACAAGAGTTTGATCGCAATATTGCAACAACCGCAGGATTATAAATTACTTTAATATGAGAGTTATAGAATTACTAATAGACGAAGATGAATTGCTTTCTGGAATAGAAGCTATATCGATTGTAGATCGACCAGCAATTCAAGAGAACTTTATTGCGTTAAGTGAGCAAACTAAATTAGAACTTGCTGAAGTAGATAAAGAAAAACGTATTCTTATGGGAGCTGCCCTAATCCCTAATAAGAATATCTATAGACAGGATGGTGAAGATGAATACTATATATACTTTTCTGAAGATACCGTAAGAAGGGCATCTGAATTATTTCTTATGAGAGGTAATCAGAACAAGTCTACTTTAGAACACGAAGCAGAACTTCATGGTCTTTCTGTAGTTGAGTCTTGGATTATAGAAGATGAGAAATACGACAAGTCTAGAAAGTATGATATGGAGCTCCCAGTCGGCACTTGGATGGTTTCAATGAAAGTGAATAACGATGAGGTTTGGAACAATTATGTTAAGACTGGATTGGTTAAAGGTTTCTCGATTGAGGGATACTTTACTGATAAGGTTAATATGGCAGAAATCGAAAAGGTTAGCGAGAGCGAAGCGAATGAGATACTTTTAGAACTAAAAGACTACCTCAACAGCAAAATGTACAAATTAGCTACCTACAATGATTATCCTGACGGTGTTGTAAGTAATGCTAAAAGAGTATTAGAATATGTAGATAAGAATGGTTGGGGGTCTTGTGGGACTGCCGTAGGGAAGCGTAGAGCCTCCCAGTTAGCCTCTAAATCCAATCTAACGGTATCTACGATAAAAAGGATGTACAGCTTCCTAGCTCGTCATGAAAAGGATCTAGAAGCCTCTAAAAGCTATTCTGATGGATGTGGTAAATTGATGTATGATGCTTGGGGAGGAAAAGCAGGATTTAGATGGGCAAAGTCTAAACTAAAAGAGATAGGAGAAATAGAAATGGCTGAAGTAGGTGAAAGAGGTGGAGTAAAGTCATCTCCTAAAGCACCTGCATCAGATACTCCTAATAAGTCTCCAAAAGGCGAAGGAACAGCTAAAGGCAATGCAAAGGGTAAGACTGGTGCTAAAGTATCTGCTAAAGACAGAGCGTCCTTAAAAAAAAAGTCTGATGAGTTCAATAAGAAATACAAGGATAAGCTAGGATACGGTGTAACTGTAGGTGTTTTGTCAAGTGTGTTCCAGAGAGGATTAGGAGCTTTCAATACTAGCCATTCACCTAGAGTAAAATCAGCCTCTCAATGGGCTCACGCTAGAGTAAATGCTTATATGTATTTAGTTAAAAATGGTAGACCACAAAATCCAAAATATACAACTGATTACGATTTACTACCAAAGAAACATCCAAAGAGTAAAAAATGAGAAGAAGAAAAAACGCTACAGTATCTAGATCATCTCCAAGAGGAGGAAAAAGAGGATGTCTTTGTCCAGATGGAAAAACATACTCTTCTAAATGCTGTGATGGGACTTTAGAAGCTCAAGGCATTGGGAATATAACTAAATCAACTACAACTTACTACTATAATATCCAGTTATGTGGTCATAGTCAACATAAAGAGGTTTATATCGAAGATGTAGAGCTTACTATAGGTAATGTTTACTATTTTGATTTTACTTACAATGGTCATAGTGGATGTTATACTGTTCTTGCTACAAAAACATCAGCAGAACATAAAATAAATTCTGTTACTGCTTATAATGATTGTGACGCTTGTACAGCAGCAAACTAAAAACCTAACACTTAATTTACAACAAATTACTTTTATAAACCTTAATAATTATTATGAGTGCGACAACTATTTTAAATGAGATTCTCCAAAAGTTGTCAAATCTTTCAGAAGATCAACCAAACCTAGAGCAGCTTTCAGAGCAAGAGGTTCAAGAGGAGGTTGTAGAAGCTGTAAGTGAGACAACAGAGGAAGTTACAGAGGAAACTACTACCGAGTTGTCTGAAGAAGTCGCTACCGAAGAAGCTCCTGAAGTTTCAGAGGTGGAAGCATCCGAAGATGAGTTGGAGGCAGAAGATGAAACACAACTTGAAAAAGGATATGTTTCGGAGGAAAAGTATATGGCAGATATGGGGGCTATGAAAGCTGAAATTGAAGCTATCAAGAAAATGATTGACGAAGAGATGGGTTATATGAAGAAAGAGAAAGAAGCTCTATCAGAGCAAGTAAAAGAGCTTTCTAAAGAACCTGCTGCTGAAGCAATCAAACATAACCCAGAAGAATCTAATCCAAGAAGGTTTGATTTTACTTATGGGCAAAATAAACCCCAGAGCACTTTTGACCGTGTGATGGCTAGAATAAGTAACAATAAATAAACGTCTAAATTAAATAAAAATGGCTACTACTACTTCAATTACTACTACCTATGCTGGTGAGTTTGCAGGTCAATATATTGCTGCTGCCTTACTAGAAGGTGCTACCATCGCTAATGGTGGTATTACAGTAAAACCTAATGTAAAGTTAAAGGAGGTTATTAAGAAAGTATCTTCTGACGATATCGTTAAAGATGCTACTTGTGACTTTTCTGCTACTTCTACATTAACACTTACTGAAAGAATTCTTCAACCAGAAGAACAACAAGTGAATCTACAACTTTGTAAGAAAGATTTCGTATCTGACTGGGAAGCTGTACAAATGGGATACTCTGCATTTAGCGACTTACCTCCTGCATTTAGTGATTTCTTAATCGCTCACGTTGCAGCTAAAGTTGCTCAAAGAACAGAGAATTCAATCTGGACAGGAGATACTTCTAATAACGGACAGTTTAACGGTCTTACTACTCAAATTGCATTAGATGCTGACCTACCTGCTGGACAAGAAGTTGCAGGAGCTACAGTAACATCTTCTAATGTTGTTGCTCAATTAGGATCTATCGTAGATGCTATTCCTTCTGCACTTTACGGAAGTGAGGACTTATATATCTACGTTTCTCAAAACATCGCTAGAGCTTATGTAAGAGCTTTAGGTGGATTTGGAGCTTCAGGATTAGGTGCTGCTGGTACAAACAATCAAGGTACTCAATGGTGGAATAACGGATCATTATCTTTTGATGGTGTGAAAATATTCGTTGCCAATGGTCTTGCTGATAACACAGCCGTAGCTGCTGAAAAATCTAACTTATTCTTTGGTACAGGTCTACTTTCTGACCATAACGAAGTAAAAGTTATCGATATGGCTGATCTTGATGGTTCTCAAAATGTGAGAGTCGTAATGAGATTTACTGCTGGTGTACAGTATGGTATTGTTTCTGACATCGTAACTTACGGTATCACTAACTCTGCTAACTAATAAATTAATTAACTAACTTAAAGGGTGGGTGAGCCTAGAGCCTACCTGCCCTTTTTTAATACTTATAATTATGGCTTGTGATTTAACTGGAGGAAGAGCGAAACCTTGTAAGGATGCTGTTGGTGGTATTAGAAAGATTCATTTTGTTGACTTTGGTGATTTAGGGGATATTACTCTTACTGATGACGAAGTAACAGATATGGATGGAACTTTTGACTACCACACATACGATGTAAAAGGGAACTCTTCTTTAGAAACTAATATTCAGACTTCTTTAGAGAATGGTACAACATTCTTTGAGTCTGTAGTGAATTTAACTCTACATAAACTAACAAAAGAGGATAACAAAGAGCTAAAGTTAATGGCTTTTGGTAGACCTCACGTTTTCGTAGAGACTTTTGATGGGAGCTTACTTTTAGTAGGTAGAGAACATGGTGCTGAAGTTACTGGAGGAACAATGGTAACTGGAACTGCGATGGGAGACCTTCAGGGATACACTTTGACTCTTACTGCAAATGAGGTAACACCTCCTAACTTTGTTTCTGGAGCTACTGCTGCTGATCCATTCGCTGGAATGAGTGGTGCAACTGATTCTCCTTCGACTCAAAGAACTCCCTAATACAATATAGGGTGCTGAATTAAGGGGCTTTATGCCCCTTTTTTTGTATCTTGTAAAAACAAAACGACTGTCGTTTAGTTATTTTGTATATGAATATATTACCAACAACAGGGAGTCAAGTTCTTAAAATTATACCTCGTAAAGATGCGAGTGACCCAGTTATTAAACTAACTAATAAGGACACCAACAAAACAGTTACTGTTACTCCAACAAAGACTGATGAAGGACAATATATGGTTCTTACAGGAACATTCACTTTAACGGTAGATACGCTATATAGATACAGCGTTGAAGTATCTGCTTCTGATGACGAAGAGATTTATAGAGGATTGATATTCGCTACGAATCAAAGTAATCTAGAGAAGTACTTTGTTAATGAGAATGTATATACAGAAGAGGACAGTTACGATAATGAATTTATTATACTATAATGGGAAGAAGAATACCAAAGAGACAACCTCAACCACTACCAAAACCTAAAGATGGCATTCACGTTGTTAGCCTATCTAGCTACACAGCTCCAGAAGTTGTTGAATCTAAAAAATACGATTGGGTAGGATATGGTGATGACAATATGTACTTTCAATATCTTATAGACAGATATAATGGGTCTCCAACAAATAATGCTGCCGTAAACGGAATATCTGAAATGATATACGGTAGAGGTTTAGAAGCAACTGATTCGGAAAGCAAACCTGCGGAGTATGAAAAGATGAAAAATCTATTCAGTAAAGATTGTATGAAAAAGGTTTGTTATGATTATAAAATGATGGGTCAAGCAGCAATGCAAATAATCTATTCTAAAGACCATTCAGAGATCGTAGAAGCCTCACATATACCTATAGAGACGTTAAGGGCGGAGAAGGCTTTAGATGGCGAAATAAAGGCATATTATTATGCTCCTGATTGGAGTGAGGTAAAGCCTAATGATAAACCGAAAAGAATATCGGCTTTTGGGATGAGTAGAGATGGTATTGAAATACTGTATATCAGACCTTATAGAGCAGGGTATTATTATTACTCCCCAGTTGATTATCAAGGAGGGCTACAGTATGCTGAATTAGAGGAAGAGATAGCTAACTACCATATAAGTAATATACAGAATGGGCTACAGCCAAGTATGTTGATTAACTTCAATAATGGTACTCCAGATAAGGAGCAACGTGATATGATTGAAAGAGCAATCTATGAGAAGTTTAGTGGGAGTAGCAATGCTGGTAAGTTTATACTAGCCTTTAACGATAGTAAAGAATTAGCTGCAACTGTAGATCCTATTATACTAAACGATGCTCATCAACAGTATCAATTCTTATCTGATGAGTCTATGAAAAAAGTAATGGTTTCCCATAGAATAGTTTCTCCGATGTTGGTTGGTATAAAAGACAATAGTGGTTTAGGAAACAACGCAGAGGAGCTCCAAACAGCATCTCTACTTATGGATAATACTGTTATTAGACCGATGCAAGTTACAATACTAGATGAGCTAGAAAAAATACTAGAATTTAACGGTATCAATCTAGATATCTATTTCAAAACATTGCAGCCTCTAGAATTTACTGACTTAACTAACGCTATTAGCGACTCTGAAATAGAGAAAGAGACTGGAGTAAAGAGAGATGTTGAAGAAACGATTGATGAACAAATAGAAGAACAAGAATAATGGCTACTGCACTATTTATAAAGAGGGCTGATTTAGTAAGGAATACTGCATTAAGTGGTAATGTAGATCCTGATAAATTCTTACAGTTTATAAAACTAGCTCAAGAAATCCATGTTAGAAATTATCTAGGGACTGACTTATATAACAAGATATCTCAAGATATTATTGATGATGATTTAGATGGAGATTATTTAGCACTAGTCAATGATTACGTTCAACCCATGTTGATACATTATGCTATGGCGGAGTATTTACCTTTTGCAGCATATACTATTGGTAATGGAGGAATATACAAACATAATAGTGAGAATTCAACGCAGCCTGAAAAGAATGAAATAGATTCACTTACTGCAAAGGAGAGAGATTACGCTCAATATTATACCGATAGATTTATTGACTATATGAGTTTTAATGCTCCTAGTAAGTTTCCAGAGTACTATAGTAACAATAATGAGGATATTTATCCTGATAAGGATAGCACCTATTCAGGTTGGGTTTTATGAAGAAACAATATAAAGTAAAGAAAGATAACGAAATCAAGTTAAATAGTTATCTTAAAAAGAGTAATAATGAGCTGGGGAAAGATATACGAAACAACTCATTTCGGAGAAATAAATAATAATATAGGTTGGGGTGATATCTATGAGACTATCGTCAGCACCTTCGCTAGAGCTTTAGCTAGTACGACAAATATATTTGCCGATGCTATCAATTATCTAGCGAGTAATTTTTATAGTGAATAATGGCAAATACAATAAGTTGGGCGGTAATATATTGCAGTAGTTGGTTCGGTGATGACTCCAATCAATCTACTATTGATATAGATTCTAAACCTCCTTGTCTATAATTAATAATTAAAAGAAATGGCTAAACAGACCGTAAACATTGGTAGTGCTGCAAATGATGGAACAGGTGATCCGTTAAGAACCGCATTCGACAAACTAAATGACAATTTTGATGAGGTATATGCTGATGACTTCGTAGTAGCAGCTAGAATAGCTGACGATTCAATCACAGAGGTACATCTTGATGTCACTAACTCTCCTGTAGATGGGTATGTACTAACTTACGATTCTTCCTCAAGTGGGTTTACTTGGGAGCAAAAGTTTGATGGGGATATCACAGGTATTGTTGCAGGTGATGGACTTACAGGTGATGCTACTTCTGGAGATGCTTCTTTAGCTGTTGGAGCAGGTACAGGTATTACAGTTAATGCTAATGATGTTCAGATTGCAGATGGTGGAGTAGATACTTTACAGCTAGCAGCAGATGCAGTAGATGGAACAAAAATAGCTGATGATGCTGTAGACCACGACCAATTAGCTAATAGATATACTGCTAGTAGCGCAGTAACTTCAGCAACTGCAATAACTATAGACACTTCATCAGCAGATGTATTTACTTGGACAGCAGGACATTCTACTACAGTAGCATTTACAAATGTAGAGGTAGGTTCTACTTGTGTTCTAGCAGTTACAGGTGGTGGTTCTAGCTACACATTAGCACTAGGTAATATAAACGGTTCGGCAGGTACATTCAATAGATTAGGGGGTACTTATGATGACACCTCATCTACAAAGAA